GCCCTATTCGCAGAACATTATATCGATGTTCCAGAAGATTCAGTAAATGTCGTTGAGGAACTATCTTCAACAGTTGAGGAACTAGAAGAAAAACTTAATGAAGAGATTGAGCGCAATGTTCAACTAACAGCAGCACTTAATGAGTCAGTTAAGTATGAACTAGTGTCCCAGGTTTGTGAAGGTCTAACAGCAACTCAGGCAGAGAAACTAAAGTCTCTTGCAGAGAACGTTACTTTCACAGATGAAGATGAGTTCATTGAAAAGATTTCAACACTAAGGGAGAATTACTTCTCAAATGCTGTCAAGACAGACGAAGTTCTTGACCGTGCAGAATCACAGGATCCAAAGATGATTTCAGAATCAGCACTCGAAGGTCCAATGAGTCTTTACGTCCAGGCACTTGGTAGAAGTCTTCCAAAGTAATTTAAAACTAACTTTAGTTAAACAGAAAGAAGGAAACTAAAATGTATCTTACAGAAAATCTAGAGCAGAAGTGGTCCCCAGTTCTCGACCACGCTGGTCTCAATCCAATTAAGGATTCTTATCGCCGTGCAGTTACTGCCGTTGTTCTTGAGAATCAGGAAAAGGCAATGGCCGAGGATTCTCGCCAGCTAAACGAAGCAGCACCAACTAACTCTGGTGGTGGTCTAGGAACAGGAACAAACGTCGCATCATACGACCCAATTCTTATCTCTCTAGTTCGTCGTGCGCTTCCTAACCTAATCGCATACGATGTCTGCGGCGTTCAGCCAATGACAGGTCCAACAGGCCTTATCTTCGCTATGCGTTCACGTTATCGCACAATGAGTGGTACAAATGCTGGTGTTGCTGGTTCAAACGAAGCATTCTTCAACGAAGCAAACACAGCATGGTCTGGTGAGAACAATGCATTCGGTCTAGGTAGCGGCATTCATCCTGCTGGCAACAACAATCCATTTTCTGATACTACACTTGCTGGTAATTCATTCCCAACAGGTACAGGTATGTCAACTGCTGAGGCAGAAGCACTTGGTGACGCTTCAACCAACATGTTCAACGAAATGGCATTCAACATTGACAAGGTTACTGTTACTGCCAAGTCTCGTGCCCTAAAGGCAGAATACACCACTGAACTCGCACAGGACCTAAAGGCAATCCACGGTCTTGACGCAGAGACAGAACTAGCAAACATTCTCTCCACAGAGATTCTTGCTGAAATCAACCGTGAAGTTATCAGAACAATCTATCGTTCTGCTACACTTGGCGCTCAGTATGGTGTTACAACTGCTGGTACATTCGATCTTGACACCGACTCCAATGGTCGTTGGTCAGTTGAGAAGTTCAAGGGTCTAATTTTCCACATCGAGCGTGAGTGTAACGCTATCGCCAAGGCAACCCGTCGTGGTAAGGGTAACGTCCTAATCGTTTCTTCTGACGTTGCTTCTGCTATGGCAATGGCTGGTGTTCTATCTTACACCCCACAACTATCTGCTGATCTAACTGTTGACGACACAGGCAACACCTTCGTTGGTATGCTACATGGTCGTATCAAGGTTTACATCGATCCTTACTTCGGTGGTTCAGCAAGCGGTGACGAACTAGTTACAGTTGGTTATCGTGGTGCATCTCCATTCGACGCTGGTCTATTCTACTGCCCATACGTTCCACTACAGATGGTTCGTGCAATCGGTCAGGATACCTTCCAGCCAAAGATTGGATTCAAGACTCGTTACGGCATGGTTGCAAATCCATTCGCAACTACAGCAGGTGACGGTGTTGTTGGTACCCGTGATGTTGCTACACAGGCAAACATCTATTACCGCATCTTCCGTGTTCGCAATCTAACCTAAGTTAGATGCGTGGCGCAAGCCAGCAACTAAGAGGGGTGCTTCGGCACCCCTTTTTTTGTTTAATAAATAGATATGGAGGATCACCATGACGATTGAAGCACTAACAACAAATACGCCAGAAAATACTTCCATACTACAGTTAACAAAGTTTACGTTTATCATTCCTGATAAACCATTCTTAAAGTATTTCTGTCAGACTGTTCAAATACCATCAGTCTCTACAAATGAGATTGAGGTGCCAACACCTTTTAGTGCAACATACAGACATGGTGAAAAACTTAGATACGATCCACTAACTATTACAGCAATGATGGACGAAGACTTGAGAGTATGGCAAGAGACATATGATTGGTTGAAGTCACTTACTAGACCCACAAGTTTTGCAGAATATCCAAGACAGTCAAAGAAAGAAATATACAAACCATTATATTTTGATGGTTACCTAACCGTCAATACAAATGCTAACAATCCAAATCTTCGTATCAAGTTTCGCAATTGTCATCCTGCGTCTATTGGAATGGTAAACTTCGACACTAAGGTAGATGCTGATTCCATTCCTACTGCTGATTTCACTTTCCGTTACGATGGGTTTGATATAGAAAGACTTTGACTTTTCCTTTTTATTATGTTATAATGAGTGTCTCGGAAAGGATAGATTATGAAACCACCAGTAACAATTGAAATATTGATGTCGTCATGGGCAGAAGATTCCGTTATCGATTCTACATCGATGGAAAAAGAACTGCTAAAAATTTCCCATCTACATGGCAAATATCTAAACGTAATGTCCTACCATAGGCATCTTGTTCGTAAGATGGAAGCAGATTACAAACTGCTAAAAGGTTTGCGTGAAGATTATTATCTTGGTCATCTTACACAAGAAGACTTAGAAGAACGTGGTTGGGAACCTATGCAGCATGTTCTATCTAATCCACAGATTGCTCGTAAACTCGAAACTGACGCCGAACTAAATAAACTGTTACTCAAGAAGGTTGCTCACGAAGAGATTGTATCTTATTGTGAGAATGTTCTAAAATCTCTACACTCTAGAACATGGGACCTTGGAAACTACGTCAAGTATATTCAACTCTCCTCAGGTAAATAATGAACCATTTGATCTTATATAATCACGACGAAACATATCTTAAAGTCCAATGCGATGAAAGTATTGCATGGGAACTTAGAGATGCATTCTCGTTTCGTCCACCAGGGTTTCAGTTTGTTCCTTCTTACAAGCAGAAACTCTGGGATGGTTATCTACGACTATTCAATCCTGCAACTCGTGTAATCTATCGAGGTCTTGCACCACAGGTCACACAATGGATTACTGACAGAGGTTATACCTATGAATATGCAGATGAAGACCTTGATACATCATTTTCAATAGAAGAGGCAAAAGAATTTGTTGATGCACTTAATCCAAAACATTATCCCCGAGACTATCAGTTGGATGCATTCGTTCATGCTATTCGATCTAGGAGAAGGATTGTATTATCTCCCACTGGCTCTGGCAAGTCTTTGCTGCTATATCTTGTATGCAACTACCTCCTCAAGCAAGGAAAACGAGGACTCTTAATCGTTCCTCGCTCAGCACTTGTTGAACAAATGTTTTCAGACTTTCAGGACTATTCTGTAAAGAATGGTAAAGATATGTTCAAGTATTGTTGGAGAGTATATTCTGGTAAGGATAAAGACTCGCAGCATCCTATCATCATATCTACATGGCAGTCACTACAAAGACTACCAAAAGAGTATTTCCAAAAGTTTGACTATGTTATATGTGACGAGGTGCATCAAGCACAAGCAAAGGCACTAACTGATATTGTATCTAAATGCACCAAAGCGGAGTATCGTTTAGGTGTAACAGGAACATTATCTGGTGCTAAGTCACATGAATGGCAGTTGATGGGATTGTTCGGTCAAGTATATAAGGCCACTACGTCTGCTGAACTTATGGCAAAGAAGCAGTTAGCAGACCTGACAATCAAATGCCTATTGCTAAAGTATAGTGAGGAAGAATGTCAGTATATGAAATCTGCAAGTTATCAAGATGAAATTAAATACATTGTTGCAAATCCTGCAAGGAATAAATTTATAGTCAATCTTGCTCTGTCTCTTGAAGGAAATACCTTACTACTCTTTAACTATGTAGAGTCTCACGGTCAGATTTTATACGACATGCTAAATAAGCGAGCAAAAGATAGAAAGGTGTTTTTTATTCATGGAGGAACTGACGTTGAATCAAGAGAAGAGATCCGAAGAATTGTCGAAAAAGAGCCCAATGCTATTATTGTTGGGTCCGTTGGTGTTCTTAGCACTGGTACTAACATCGTGGCCCTCGATAATGTGGTCTTTGCATCTCCTTCCAAGTCCAAGATTCGTAACTTACAATCAATCGGTAGAGGTCTTAGGGTTAGTGACACAAAGAAATCCGCCACCCTCTATGACATTGCCGACGACTTTAAGTGGAAAGCCAGAGAAAACTTTACCCTCAAACATTTCTTTGAAAGACTTAAGACCTATAGTGAAGAACAGTTCAAGTTCAAAATCTACAAAATCTCAATGAAGGAATGATCTATGTCAGATGATGATAAACCAATTGCAAAGTTTCTACGTTTGCAAAATGGTGATGATGTGATTGCTGAAACAATAGAGATGGAGGATGAAGATGGTATTGTTTATACTCTCTGTCATCCTCTTAAAGTTGTTTACATGCCAACAGAGACAACAGGATATCTTTCTGTTATGTTTATGCCTTGGGTGTTTCCTAAAATTTGTGACGAACAGATTTTTACTATACATGCTGAGGATGTTCTACTCATGACTGACGTGTCTGAGAAGATGAATATATACTACTGGGATAGTGTTAGAACATACACAGAAAAGAGTGAAGTTTCAAATTCAGAATCTGAACCTCAGGAAGAAATTGAAATGACCGAAGAAGAAGAGTTTGAACTTTACACGAAAATAATGGAAAAATTAGGTAGCAAAAGGACTATGCACTAATGGCAACGGAAACTAATCCATACTTAACATTTGAAGATAAAGATTTGACAGATGATTTCGGATTCACCTTCGGCAACGAGGATGACATAGTAGCCGAAGCTCTATCACCAGTTTCAGACGAGATTACTGATTTGAAGAAGAGACTGGAGGCAATTCGAAAGATATACATGCCTCTACTACAGAATCTAGCAAAGAATTCCGATCAACCTATTATCAAGTGGCCAGATCGTGGACCTGTGCTTAAGAAGCAAATGGATAAACTAACGATGTTAACAGAACCTGGTTTCGTTAAGTAGCAGTTAAGTAGTGTTGCTTCGCAACACACTCGCTTCGCTCGTAAGCAGCAATTTGTTATAATGGTGGTTTGTTTCTATAGAGATTATACCAAAGTATGAAAACAGTGTCAAGGGCCTAAATGCATATTTGACAAATTAATTTAATAGTGTATAATATGTGAAGTTTAACTGAGGTATATCAATGACTAAAAAGAAAAATCACTATGTAGATAATCAAAAGTTTTTAGAAGATATTATGGAGTATAAGAAAAGGGTACAGTATGCATCCGAAAACGGATTAGAGAAACCTCGTGTTTCCGAATACTGTGGTAAATGTATCTGGTTGATCACTGAAGGTCTTGCTCGTAAACCTCGCTTTATGAACTATTCTTTTATTGATGAAATGAAATCCGATGCTTTGGAAAACTGCTTTTTATACTTCGACAATTTCAATCCTGAGATTAGTCAGAATCCTTTCGCCTACTTCACTCAAATCATATACTATGCTTTCCATAGACGTATTTCCAAAGAAGAAAAGAATAGATATATAATGTATAAAAAGTTTCAGGAATCTGTGTTGGACACTCCTGATGCATCATTGATGGTAGATGGTGATGATAATCACTTGATTTCTGCAACAATGTATGATAATCTAAACGAGTTCATAAAGAACTTTGAGGCAAGGGAAAAGGTCAAAAAAGAAAAGAGAAAACTTGCCAAGGAAGGATTGGAGAAATTTGTAGGAGATGACAATGAGTATGAAGAAGGAAGAGACGGAACAGTTTGAGGTGCCATTTCAGGTGCAAAATCTGATTGCTACCTTATCTGATAAGAAAGAACGGGTGCATGTCCGTGGTAACTATCGTATGCGACTAGAATCTATTAGACGAGCATGTGAGAAGGCCATTATCGATTATGATATTGAGATGGGGACAATGAAACCACCGAGATATGGTAAAGGACAAAGATAATGGATATAGATGATTTCGTCGCCGAGATAGATCAGAATATAGAATGGTTCTGTGATAAAGTTGTCGAACCGGTGCCACTGACAAAACAAGACAAAGAAAAGATAATGCGACGAATGATACAATTAGGATGGCTACGGGAGTCGGAACTTGAGACGTATAAAGTGGCTACCCGAGAGGATTGACGAAATCATCTTTTTGGTATATACTGTATCTTTGAATGTGATAATTGAGATAAAGGAAAAGATATGGCGTTGATTGCTATGCCTACTGATACACATGCTGGTGTTCGTAATGACAATCCGGCGTTCCAGTTGTATCAGAAGAAATGTTGGCAGTGGTTCTTTGACTATATTGATGCTAACAATGTCAAGCATGTTATCCATCTTGGTGATATCTATGATCGTCGCCGATATATTAACTTTATGTCTGCTAAGCGTCTGCGTGAGGACTTCTTTGAACCATTAGAGGAGAGAGGCATTGAAACTCACATTATACAAGGCAATCACGACTCTTATTACAAGGATACGCACGAAGTCAATGCCCTCGATGAAGTTGTATCTGGACGATATCGTTATATTAGGACTCATTCTACTCCTAGCGTTATATCTATCGATGGTCTAGACATTCAGTTGATGCCTTGGATTACAGACTCTAACTATGATGAGTCAATGGAAGCAATCAAACGCCCCAAGGCATCTATACTCATGGGACACCTTGAGCTAAATGGTTTTACAATGCATAGAGGACTTATATCAGATCATGGACTTGACAGGAAACTATTTGAAAACTTTGATGCGGTCTACTCTGGTCATTATCATCACCGTAGCACTGTTGGCAATATTACTTATATTGGCGCCTTTGGTGAATATACTTGGCATGATTACTCGGACCCTAGAGGATTTTCAGTC